TTTGAGGATAGATATGATTATTGACAACACCACTATTCTAGAATTCAAAATCATCAAGTCTCTGAACGAAGCGGCGGAGTGCCAGGCCAGAAACTATCTTCATCTGACAGGTCTGAAGACTGCGTATCTGGTAAATTATCCACCGTGTCGGGATCGTGAGGTTGAGGTCCGGAAGATTGAAGTAGAACCATTAGGGGGAGGACCTGTGCCAGACTCTGGTAGAACTGTAGAGATTCTTGGTACTGAGCCTCTGGGTTCGTTAGAGTTCCATGAAGGAGTTCCCGCGCCCGACCAAGAAGAGTCCTAACTTCTTCGAGGCAGTGTTGTGCCTCTGGGTTCTCTAGATTAACGTCTTCTAAATGCGGAAGGACCCGATTTTCCAGTTCGTAGAGTGCTTGCTCCATTTTTATTATAAAATATAGAATCATTGTACTTAAGTATCATAATCTCTTGGAGTGCCGGGGTTCCCCCATTTGGTGGCTTTTTACAATAAATTTTACAATTACAGCAGTCCCTCCTATTTAGGAGTTGCCGTTTATTTGCATAACACCTCAATGGTAAGTAGACGTCTTTTGCAAAGTAGCGTACCAGTCTATCTATGAAGATCATCTATAATAGTTTCTCTCTGACCCAATCTCTATCCTCCTTAAAAATTTTAGAGAGTTTGGGATCCTTACGCTTGAAGAGGATCATGAGGACGTTGAGTCTTCTAAAGAGACCAAGGGGTGGTTCTCCAGCTCGCACAACGCGCATGAGCGCACGATGTCGTGCAAGTTCAGACTTTTCTCTGACACCCTCATAGCCGTGGGCACTGAGGATACCAGAGTTACTGAGGGGGATTCGTACCACCATTTATTATATAGTGGGAATATATTCCCATCTAAGTTCATCACAAATTTTCTTCCATATGACGTCTTGTTGGTACAACTTTTCCTTCGATTTGAGGAGGGGGAAGTATTGGAGGTATTCATCTTCTCCTAGGAGTTCACAGAACTTGTAGAGGACATAGGAATAACTGAGGAAGTTTTTCCTCTCCGTGGGACAGTTATTATCGAAGGGTTTTTGGATGTCCTTGAACATGATTCGTAGGTACTCTTCTAATTCCTGTGGCATATTTGGAGGCTTAATACCAGTGAGTATATTGGTGATATAGGGGACATGTTCATAGTATTTATTTAGTCTTAGTTTTTTTAATAAACCCCTAATTTTTGTGTGTGTAATGTCATCAAGTTTCTTGATTTTCATCTTTTTCAATTCCGATCTCAATTGTTCAATGACCTCTTCAGGTATACATGTCATCTCTTGTGCTTGAAACTGTGAGATCCATTCGTTAAAGTGATTTTCCCTCTTGTACGAATAATTGATTACCTTTTCGGATGTTTCCTGTTCCTCTCTATAGGTGAGTTCTTGGTTTACTAAATTCGCTATAACTAATCCACAAGAATCACAAACTAAATCACTGGTGTCATACATGGAAAGTATGTTACTACCTGGACATGTTTTACATGTATCTATAGCATTTTTTATGTATGGTCGGTTTATATTCTTTTTTTCTACATCTATCAAATATTCTGTAAAAATGTCTTTTCTTTTGAGACCGACGGTTTCCTTTACATTGAAAACATTATCTGTATGTGTTTCATTTTCACCTTCATCAGTGTGTTGATGCATGTAGGGCATACATTTAATCATATATTCAGACATTTCGCGCTCATACCTGCTTTTATTGGCTGGGTCTGTAGATATGGCCGTCGTCCATTCTTCCAACTTGTTGTTGTATCTACTTAAAAAGTTTCCTTCCATTATATAAAGAAATGTTACTCAAACTTTTAAGCTTTATTTATCACATATTCAGAAAATTAACAACACTTCCAGACAACTATATATTGTCCGAAGAGATTGAATATGCTATAGAGCCTGACATGAAGTATCTGATTGAGGATGATTTCTGGAAACGGGAAAGTAAAGATTGGGATGGCACTTTGGAGGAGTTTTTTGTAAATGCAACACGTCGAAACTTTAGGAACACTACGATTCCACAGAATGTAAAGTATACGATCCTCCGTGTAAAGTATTCATTCAATGGACATACCTACATAGCTATTACGAACGATTTAAACTTTAAACCTGGTGTTGATGAGAATACGGATATGAAATTTAGCATCCCTTTGAATAGTGTCTGGTTGATTGACCAAGATGATAAACCGGTTAGAGACATTACTGAAAAGGTGAAACGCTACAGGGGACCTAGGAATGATTTCCATGGACAGAGGGTTTCCATTTACCATTTTCTGTATTACGATATAGAAACATTGAAGGAGAGATTTCCGAAAATAATGCTGAAAGGTAGTTTGGGTATGAAAAAGATTGTGTCCACTTTACATGGTTTTACAACTGATCTTCAGATACCTTAGTTGCCAGGTAAAATTTGAGTTCCCCCAAGTTGGCAACATTGTACTTTAAAATTAAAAACCTATTCCCAGTTTCCTGTATAATTTGCACAGACGCACACATACTCGTCGCCTTTGTAAAGATATTCAGGTATCTCAAACTGTAGAGACCCACAATGTCAGGACTTTCATCTTGACAATTAATGGTTGTCTTTTGATTTGCAAAATCACCTTCACATTGAAGTGTAATTTCTTTACCGGAACGTCTGATTTCTATTTCAGAACCGATGTTACCCATATCACGACACAATCTTTGAAAGTCTACAGAGGGGAGGGTGGTCACGGTGGTCATCATAACTTCGGGGACTTCAATTCGACTTTCATTTATGTCCAGTAATTTGAGTTGAAATTTTGTTTGAGTCTTTTTAGTTTCACTGGTAATTTCTATGTCCATGTATTCTTTTGAATTTATTTCAATTTTGAGTACATCATTATTTGTAATTGTTTTGAGAAGTTTAAAAGTGTTTGAAATATTTATTCCTGCAATGATTTCGTCTTGGGTACATTCATACTCTTCGAAATTATCAGCAGCTAGAAACATATCAATGAGAGAAGTTCTCGCTGTATCCAAAGTGATAATATACATCCCTTGTGGTTTAAAGTAAATGTTTACATCGTTCAGTATGTCCTTTAGTACCTCAAAGGTTGACTTAAAAGCTGATGCCTGAATGGTGACAAGTTTCATATCTAATAAATTACATGCGTCACATCTTTAAATCTGTATAAACATCACCTTTTGAAACATCCCTACTGATTTTCTCTTCAAGTTCCTTGGTCATAGCTGGCTGAAGTGATTTTCCATAATCGTCCAACATAAACAAGTCTGACTCAGCTCCCCCATCGATTGAAGACATTGAGCATCCCATACCACCCAGACCACCAGAAGTTACCTCACGTGCAGGTAGAAGTGAATCCAACCAATTTTTTATTTCGTTACCCACGAGGATTTTACCATTTTTCGTGAGCATCGTGGGGACACGGTTTATCTTGGTCTTATAGTTTGGTGGTATACCCTGTGTGTTTATATTATGATAATGTACAAGTTGTTTCAATTGTTGATGTTTGTTAATGTACTCTATTACATCCATTGAATGTTTACACCTCGGACTGTATATCAGCAGAGACATATATTATATAGATTGTATTTTCTAAAAAAATATTAACGCATTATAGTAAAGATGAAATATATTTATATACTTCCACTGGTTGTGTTATTTTTTATCCTGATGTCCAAGCGGGAAATGTTCGGGTTCGCTGGGTACACCAAACCAATTGGAAATATCAAGTTGGATGATCCCAGACCAGACCTTTCCGACTATGATGAATCCGAGGCGAATATTGACAATGATATGATGCAGGAGTTTGTTCTTCGGGCAAATAAAGAGATCTCCAAACGTACAGGGGCGAATACCTATATAATCGAAACCACTGCGATCAAGAAATATGTATACACAGGCGAAGACAGTGATAAGGGTACTATATATGAATGTATGTTCATGGTTGTAAAGAATGGTGGATTCTCATTTGGTTTCTCTACGGTTGCATCCTTCGAGGTGGTTGGCAACAAGCCACCGACACTTCTTTCTCTCCGTTCCCAGCCTATGGGTGTCCAGGTTCCTACAAACGTGGGACCATTTGTAAACGACTCTGAGGGTAAGGAATTTATTGAGTACAACCTCGTCAAGGAGAAGGCTGCACCAACCAAGAGTGAGTTGGATTCTGTAAAAAATAAGTTACAGTAATTGTAATGATTAGCATCAACGATGTTGTGAAAATCGATGAAAAGAAAAAGAAAATCAAAAAGGAAATTTATACAAAGATATACGAACAATTTTCAGCTAAAATTAAACAATCTGTTGAACTTGGTCACAAACAACTTTTCATGACTATCCCCCATTTTTTGATTGGGTATCCCGTGTTTGATAGGGCTGCGGCGGCGAAGTACATCGCCAGACAATTTCACTTGGGTGGATTCACGGTTCGTCTGGTGAGTGAATACGACATCTACGTGAGTTGGATAATCACCAAGAAGAAACTAGAGAAGAAAGAAAGTGAGGATGAAGGTGATTTCCCAAATTTAATGAACCTCAAGAAGATGGCGAATCAATACAGGCGGGGAGGTGCGTAGGAAAAAGTGATTTTAAAAACCCCTTTAATCATAAATGGATAATTTGAATGTACTCGTAGAAGCCAAGAAGGAGTACATGGGACAGCTCTGTCTCATTATGTGCCCAGCTATGATTGAAGTTTTCCAGGATATGTACAACGAGGCTGTCACCATGTCCAAGGGGAGGAAGGTTCTCGTGATGTACCAGAAGCTCCTTAAGGAGGTTCCAAACTGGTCCAACGCGATGTCTAAGCAGCATTCTGACAACATCGCGAATCGGTGTGCTTGGTTTAGTGACCTCCTCGCCGCCGTTTTCGTCGCGTGTACTAAAATTCTCTCCGCCGTCCGCCTCAAGTCGGACAACAAGAAGATTGCCCTCAAGCTCCCAACAAATGAGGTGTTCATTCAGACCTGCTACAATAATGTCGCAAAGGACCTCTATAGGGATCCCTACATTTTCCACGATGAACAGAGTGAATATACCCGGGATGAGAAGTTATCTCTCCGATTTTGTGTGTGCATCGAAGCCACGGTGAAGGAATTAATCCCCGTACAACAGATTCTCCAGACCTACATGGGCCAAGATTCCAGAGACATCGATCTGGATGGAGATGTTGAGGACACCCCAGACCCAGAATTCGATGAAGCGGAACCATTCGGGGCGTCTGAACCAGAGGCACCCCCAATGGGCGGCGAGGAGCCCCCAATGGGGGGTGAGGAGCCCCCAATGGGCGACGAGGAGCCCCCGATGGGTGACTTTACCGCACAGGAGACGGGTGCGGAGCTCCCCCCCACAGGACTCGAAAATGAGTTCAAGACTATTACGAATGTTTCGGTTCCAGAACCAGAGCAGGAACCCCAGGGTGAAGATGAAGGTGTCCTATTTGGTGATGCACCCGAGAGGCGTACAAAAAATCCCAGGTATAATTAAATGGAACTCTCCGACTATTTACGTGACCCGATGACTGCTGGTCTCATAGCTGGTGGTATCACCGCTGCTTACATTCACCTCAAGGCAACTCTCAATAATGAAGGTAAGTTGGAACTTAACAAGTACACGAAGCCCGCTGTCCTCAATGCGATTCTCGTGTTCTTTATTGTTTCACAGGGACTTGGTAAGAAGGAAGCTATTTCCAGTGACCCTTTCTAAACTTAAAGATTACACCCCCAAAATAAGAAATGGCGTCCGTTACTGCGTTTAACGATATGATGAGTCAATTTCTTGTGGAATTGCACAAGACTTTTCCAGATGAAAAGGGCATCAAGAAGATGTTAACTTCTTTTGATTTACTCAAGAGCACCAACCCGCGCCTCGTCGTGGATGCTTTTATGAAGGGGGTATCTCCCTATGCGGATAAGATTTCCACAAAGGATGAGACCTTCCTACTTACGGAGATTGAGACTATCGATTTCCTAAAGGATCTGAACATTAAGGGATACTGGGAACGCATGACTACAAACACACGTGACGTGACATGGCAGTATCTACAGACATTGTACATGCTTGGTACCACGATTACTTCTATTCCAGAAGACACACTTTCTATGATTGAGGGTATCGCCAAGGAATGTGCCGACAAGATGCAGGATGGAGATGGTGGTATTGACCAGGATGCGCTGATGAAGATGATGGGTGGAATGCTTGGTGGTCTCCCAAAAAAATAAACCTTCGCCTATACTAAATGAAGGCCTGGTTTGACGAACCCCAAGAACTTTTGAATGTCGATAAGGTTTCTGAATTTTGGCCAACAGGTGAACAAACCCCAGAAGATAGAGTAAACGCAACCTCTCGTTTTGTGATTTATACAACCTGTATTCTCTACCTCACCCGTCGTGACCCAAGGGTATTTGTCCTAGGGGCGACGGTATTATCGGTAGTGTACGTTCTTTACAAGTCGAAGATGGTCAAGGAGGGGTACGGTATGAAGACTGTGTGTGGTCAAAAGTGTCAAAGGCCCACCCAAGATAACCCAATGGGTAACGTTCTCATGTCGGACTACGTGGACGCACCCAACCGATTAGAGGCATGCTACTACGCTACCGTGAAACCTAATGCGGGTGCGACGGTTTCCTACGATTCTGGGCGTTCTAGGTCTCCTTTACCCAAATATCAGCGTAACGGTCTCGCTCGTCAGTTTATTTCGAATCCAGTGACTAAGATACCCGGAGACCAGACTGCGTTTGCAGAGTGGCTATATGGTCCAAAAAATGGACCCATGTGTAAGAGTAATACCCGTTTCTGTGATCCCAATGCGAGGGGGGTCCAGTTGGAGGCGTTTGCGGGAATTGGTCCTGATGGGGACATCAGGGGTCCCAGGGGTGGAACCTACTAGTTAGATTAATATTCTTGTGTAATAATAAATGGCGTATCAGCTCCAACCTGGTCTTTCCATAGTTCAAAATACCGGTGCCATCGCCCCAGTGAAGGCGACTGACGAGGTTTTTGTGTATCCTCAGCCCAGCACCCTCAATGGTGATGGGGGTCGACCCAATACAATGTTGTATGGTACAGCTCCATACAGGGCGGGTAAGGGTTCTCCAGCGCAGTACATAGATACGAGTGATCAACTTCGTCCCCAAAGCACATCCCGTTTTAATAAAACTATTGTTCAAACCTATGAACGTAACCTCTTCCCACTGAACAACATGGAGTGTAAGGTGCCACTCCGAACAATGAGTTACGAACCATCGAGTACCCGAG